GTAACGGGGGGGTTTCCAGGGCCCCAGACGAACAGTCTCCTTGCCCGGCGGTCACGCAGTTGGACACTTGTGTCCAACTGCTTACAAATCCGCTTGCGCCATTGTAACAAGACGCGCATCATCAAGGAAATGGCCAACCCTCGATGAGCTAATTGCATTGCGCAATTGTTCCACGTCTTGCATAGAGAGAGAGTAGTGGTGTGCATAATACTGGGCAACGTCAGTAGGACTAGGCTTGACGATATTGCCGGTGACGTAGTACTTGTACTCGCACCGTTTAATGATCATCTCCCCAACTCCAAGCTCTCGCATCAACATCTGCCCCAGCTCATACATTAGCACATCCACTTTGCCGAACTCCAGCATGGTATTACCAATGCCCCTAAGCCATGCTATCCTATTCTTACGGCTCCTGTCGACCATATCCCAGCAAATCTTGCTGAGTATACGTCCAGGCTTCGGCATAAGAACATAAGAACCATTGCAGGGATAAAACCTACCACTACAGAATTCAGCATCTAAAACGTCATTTGAAACCTTAGCCTCTATCTCTGTTCCAAATGCGGCATACTCTCTCTCAACGCCCTCAACTCCTCCAAGTCTGGCGATCTCAGAGTTCACAGTGACTGTGACACTATCGTCACCGCAAATTATCGACACCCACCTCCTGCCGACCCCATGAATCTCAAACTTCATGGCAGCGTTAGCTAGAGTATCGCCAAGCGAGGTGTCGGGCCAACCGGATTGCATCGTATACGGCACACTATACTTCGTGCCAAGTGAACTGATGCCACGTGATAATTTCCTCTTCAAGAGATGTGCAACTCTCTTTGGCAGAAATCTACGGTATACACGATGTAGCAGGTGAAAAGCTCCTTTTGTTAGGTGCAGATCAAACCTAGACTGATCATCCTCCAACACAACAACATGCTCACCTGCAAGCAGCATGCTCTCGAGAATCTCAATAGCTTGGGAATAAGCGTGGCCAATTTGTATGGCATCCAGTCCGCATGTATAATAGATCTGCTTACCTCTGCGGACATCAGCGGAACACGTGGGCCTTAACTTGTTCCTTACATGTTTGGCCCAGGCTCTAAGATATGGGCCTGTCGCCACACTCAATTCGGGAGGACAACCCTGGATCCAGCGGGGGTGCTTAAACGTAGGGTCCTCAGAATCCTTCATAGCAATCTCACGCTTTATGAAAGACTTTGCGATCATGGCAGGCATATCTCTACCCTCCTCCACTATCTCCTGCAACAGCTTTCGTCTCTGTGGCTCAAACGTCTTGACCCATTCATCAAATGGTACGGCGTCAAAACAAAACCGCACTCCCAAGAAGTGCAGGTGGGCTATGAAGTTGGGCGTCACCAGTCGCCATTTATTCAACACGGCATTCTCAACCTGGGGGTTAACATGTTGTGGCAATCTTTTGCCTACTCTTCCGTTAAGTGAGATGCGTTCATTATGGCAACAGTTCCGGAATACGGTAGCAACGGTGGTCTCAATGCCCCAACATCCTATTACTCCGAATCCTGGTCGGCACGTGGCTTCCCCGAACCGCACCCTATAGCCGTCCTGCACTGGGTATTCAACCAGTTTGTACTCATCTAGGCACGTATCCTCAAAGACGCGTCCAGGGATTTGCATTGGGGTAAACAGTCGATTAAAAATGGTTTGGGGCAGAGTTAAGGCTGGAATGGCTAATTCAGCCATGCCCCCGCAGTGGGCCCTACGTGCGACAGTCAAAACTCCATTGGCCATAGTATGTAGCCCTATGCCGTAACGTATTGGCAATAGAGCCATACAGGTATGCATAACGACGCGCAACGACCTTGTTGTGGATGTATCAGGCTGCCCAGTGCACTCCAATGCCCTGCTCTCCATTCTTGAGTAGAGGATTGAACTAATGATAATAAATATAGTTGAAAGCCTCCCACCAACCACCCGCGACAGCAGAACTGCTGGTAATCGCTTGAGCAACTCCTCAATTACCGGGCCAACGAACAAGCGCATAACAACACTACCTCCCAAACTTGGGTGGCAAAACAGGCCTAAATTCCACCTAGCCGCCATGGCTTTCCTAGTCTTAATGACTAGAAGCACTACTCGTAAACTGACAAATGCATAGAGTGAAAAACAGGACATAAGTAGTGCGCAAATGCCAACTCTTTCACCGCGGCTAAACTGAACCTGGGAAAACACGTCCCGTTTTTCGTACAGTGCTAAGCGCTGCGCCTTACTACGAAACCACCACTCCCAAGGTTCAGTTGTATAGTAATAAAGCTTAACAAAGAAGTTATGACGGTCATCATTCATACTTAAAAGGTTTGCCGAGTTCATTCTAGCATTCAAAACGGACGTAAGGGCCCTGTTGTACGCAGCCATCATATGGTTTGGTAGGTCGGCAACATGCCTGAATACCTCATCTTTACGCACTATGTTGGCCATGGATCTGATAACATTACGCTTTTCATCAGGTGAATTCAAATCGCGAAACATTAGGCTCATTTCAGCTTTATTATACAAGTTATCCAAATGTGCACTGGCGGCAATTAATCCGGCTGGGTCAGGTGCCTCCGGAATGGGATTAACTGGCTGTTGGGGTGGCCCACCGCCGCCTCCATTATTTGGTGGCCCTCCTCCGCCTCCTCCTGGCGGCCCATTGGGCGGCGGCCCTCCTCCGCCTCCTCCTGGAGGCCCATTGGGCGGCCCTCCACCGCCACCAAATGGCCCACGGGGCTGTCTAGGCGGGACAATTGGAGGGGGAGCGGGTCTTCTGGGGTTAGGAACCTGTCTCCCATTTTGCACACCAATAGGGCTATTGGGTGGTGTTTTGGGTACTCTGGGCGCTCGTAGTGGGCGTTTCTTCAAAGCTTGTTTACGCTCCTCAGAGCCAGGGGAATTGGAGGCCATGCCACTCTCCATAAGGAGGTCAATTTCCCCATCAGGCTCTCCCTTCTCCTCTCTACCCACCTTCTCATCACTACCAATTTGCTGTCGAGCCATTGCAGCAAAATCTGGTATAAGTTGTCGCAAGCTGTGCTTCACCTCGCGCGCACTAGTCACAGCTGCAACAGCTTTCTCTTCAAGCACTAATGCGGGCTCCTCTCCTAGTGCTTCTATGACCACCCTCCCCAAATGATGGAAGTGTGGTCCGGCGCGGCCCAACTGGCAGACACCATTGTGGAGTCCGACTCTCTGCCCTTGGGCATCTAAACATAGCTGGGCTTCAGAGGCCTTCACCTTTGCTATGCG